GTAGCTGGTGGTTCTGGTGGTGGAGGAAATTCTAATGGTTCCGCTGCAGGTGGGGCTGGAAATACTCCAGCTGCTCCTACACCTTTAGGTGGTCCTCAAGGAAATAATGGAGGTTCAGGAGTTGATACTCCTCAACCTAATTTAGCTTCTGGTGGTGGAGGAGGCGCTGGTGGAGTAGGTGCTAATGCTACATCAGGAAACGGGGGTAATGGTGGTAATGGAGTTACTTCTTGTATATCTGGTTCTCCAGTAGTTTATGCTGGTGGTGGCGGAGGTGCTGCTAAAGCATCTGGACAAGGAGGAAGTGCTGGACCTGGTGGTGGAGGAGCAGGTGGTGATCCTGGCGGTGCCGCAGCAGTAGGTACAGTTAACCTTGGCGGTGGAGGCGGAGGTGGAGACACAGACGCTCCTGCTGGAGCCCAAGGTGGATCAGGAGTCGTAATTATTCGTTCTCCTTCTAGTGTTCCAATGAGTGTAACCCCGGCAACTAACACGGTGACGACAACACCAGGTGGATGTTTTGTGGCTACTTTTACAGTAACTGGAACCAATACATTAAATATCTAAAATTTTTTTCATCAAATTTTACTACCCATCCTATATTTTATAGGAGAAGAATTGATATAGATCAAATTGACTTCATTGTCTAATATGGTATAAAGAAAGAGAAAGATGAATCTTAGAAACTATTATTGGTATTATAAAAAAGCAGTCCCAGATCATATCTGTGATCAGATTGTAAAATATGCTTTACAGACTAAGGAACAAATGGCCATTACAGGTGGTTATGGAGATCCTAAAAATCTTAATAAAGATCAAATTAAAGATTTAAAAAAGAAAAGAGATTCTAATATCGTTTGGATTAATGAAAATTGGATTTATAAAGAACTCCATCCTTTTATTCGTCAAGCCAATATTAATGCAGGCTGGAATTTTCTCTGGGATTGGTCAGAGTCCTGTCAATTTACTAAATACAATAAAGGCCAATATTATGATTGGCATTGTGATAGTTGGGAAGTACCCTATAATCAACCCAATACGATGAGTCATGGTAAGATAAGAAAATTATCAGTCACGCTTTCTTTATCTGATGAAAAAGATTATAAAGGAGGAGAACTGGAATTTGATTTTAGAAATTTAGATCCAGATAAAAAAAGAAATACTAGAATATGTAAAGATATATTACCTAAAGGATCTCTGGTAGTTTTTCCTTCTTTTGTATGGCACCGAGTTAAGCCCGTTAAAAAAGGATCAAGATATAGTTTAGTTATTTGGAATTTAGGACGCCCTTTCGTATGAAGAAAAAAAAGAAAATAAAACTTAAAGAATTATGTCAAGCTTCAGAAGGAGGGAAGAAGGCGCCTGAAGTTCTTAAGACAGAACATTATTTTACTTCTCCTGTTTATTGGACCGATAAACCGGAGTGGGTGAAGAAACTTAATACAGCATCCGATCCTTATATCAAGCAAGCACGATTAAATAATCTCGATGAGATTAAAAAAAGAAATAAAAAATATGGAAACAAGGGAGAACACCCATGGGTCCACCATTCAACTACTTTGATTAATGATCCTCAGTTTAAAGTGCTACAAGATTATATTGGGTCTACCGCATGGAATCTTTTAGATGGTCAGGGTTTTGATTTATCTAATCATTCTATTTTTATTACGGAATTATGGGTTCAAGAATTTTCTAAAGATGGGGGAGGTCATCACACTTTACACACTCATTATAATGGCCATATCTCGGGATTCTTTTTTCTTAAAGCAAGCGATCTGACTTCTAGACCTGTTTTTGAAGACCCAAGGCCAGGTAATGTGATGAACTTACTTCCTCAAAAAGATCCATCTATAATGACTCTAGCCTCTCATCAAGTTAATTATCTTGCTAAACCGGGCAGACTTATATTCTTTAATTCTTATTTACCTCATATGTATAGTGTGGATAACGGCTATGAACCTTTTCGGTTTATTCATTTTAATATACAAGCAATTCCTAATGGGGTCTTAGGAAAACCTCATCAACCCACATGGTTAGAGAGACAAAAAAATGACAAGAAAAAATAAAATAATACACATGCCTCAGGCTACACAGAATGCTTATGTTAAAACTATTTTAGGACAACATCCTAAAAAACTTCCCGATGATTTTGTGGAAACATTAATCGAAGAAAAAAGAAAACAATTATTAAAGGAGAAACATGTCATTCAAAAGAAATAAATATAAAGTTTTAAAACAAGCCGTCTCTAAAGAACTAGCCCAGTTTGTGTATACTTACTTTTTAAATAAAAGAAGAGTAGCAAGATTCTTCTTTGATACACGATGGATTAGTCCTTTTGCAGAAGAATGGGGAACCTGGAGCGATGAACAGATTCCTAATACTTATTCTCATTATTGTGATATCGCTATGGATACTTTACTTCAAGGACTTCATAAAAAAATGGAAAAAGAAACAGGGTTTAAATTACAACCAGCCTATTCTTATGCACGAATCTATAAGCAAGGGGATATTTTACACAGACATAAGGATCGATACTCTTGTGAAATATCTACCACATTGAATTTAGGAGGAGATCCTTGGCCTATTTATTTAGAACCATCTGGTAAAACTGGAATGGCTGGAGTAAAAGTAAATTTAGATCAAGGAGATATGCTTGTTTATATGGGGTGTGAATTAGAACACTGGAGAGATCCTTTTCCTGGTAAAGATTGTGGGCAAGTTTTTTTACATTATAATGATAAAAGTAAAAAAACAGCTAAAGATAATCTGTATGATAAACGACCATTTTTAGGTCTTCCTTCATGGTTTAAAGGTTTTAAGTTGCCTCCAAAGAAGAAATAAGATATAATAAAGATCGGCGTGGGGGATTCTTTCCACCACAAAGGTCTTCTACGCCTCTTCATAAGCAGTTGAAATCCCCATAGATCTAGTATAATTTAAACTTAAACGGATTTTTCTATGCTACAAAAACTAGGTTTTACACCCGGCTTTAACAAACAAGTCACATCTACAGGTGCCGAAGGTCAATGGACTGGAGGTGACTATGTACGATTTAGATATGGCTCTCCTGAAAAAATAGGGGGCTGGCAGCAGTTAGGAGAAGATAAACTAACAGGAGCAGCTAGAGCTTTACACCATTTTGATGATAATGCTGGTGTTAAATACGCAGCTATTGGTACCAATAGAATTTTATATGTCTATTCCGGGGGTCAATTTTATGACATTCACCCTATTCGAACCTCGATTGCTGGTTGTGATTTTAGTAGTAGCTCAGGCACAAAAACAGTCACAATAACTTTTCCAAGTCCTCATGGATTGATTGATGATGATATTGTGTTAATGGAATCCGTAAGTGGAGTTACAGCGGTGGGTTCTACTTATAACGATGCTTCCTTTGAAGGAAAAAAATTTATGGTGACATCAGCACCGACCGCAAGCACGATTACGGTAACGATGGCAACCACGGAAACAGGAACTCAATTAAGTAATTCAGGAAGTGCCACAGGCAAATGTTATTATACGGTTGGACCGGCTCAGCAACTTGGAGGTTATGGATGGGGAACCGGATCTTATTCAGGGAGTTCTTCAGGACCCGCAACCACGACGCTGGCAACAGGTCTCGCAGCTGATGCTGGAGTTACTACGGTAGTGTTAACCGACTCTTCCGCTTTTCCAGCTTCAGGAGAAATTAGAATCGGAACAGAAGACATTGGTTTCACGGCTAATGATACTGCAACGAATACTTTAACCGGAGGCCCAAGAGCCACGAACGGAACCACGTTAGCTTCCCATTTAGCGGGAGCTACAGTTACTAATATTTCTGAGTATGTAGGATGGGGAGATGCTTCTTCTTCTGACTATACCATTGATCCTGGTTTATGGATCTTAGATAACTATGGTACAAAATTAATTGCTCTTATTTATAATGGAGCCTGTTTTGAATGGGATGCAGCAGCAGCCAATCCAACAGGACAACGGGCAACAGTGATGTCTAATGCACCCGCAGCTTCACGACACATGATTGTATCTCCTACCGATCGTCATTTAATTTTCTTTGGAACTGTAACAGGAAGTGATGTAACAGTAGCCGCTAATCAAAATGATATGTTTATTCGATTCTCGAATCAGGAAAGTATTAACGATTCAGATTCTTATACCGTAACCGCTAACAATACCGCAGGTACACAAAGACTAGCCGGAGGTTCCAAAATTATGGGAGCTAAAAGAGGT